GTTGTATCTCGTGCTTAGGAAACCAACCAACTACTTTCTGTGTCCAATAATCCGATACCGCGCACTCCGTCTGTGCAAAGCCGAGTAAAATGTTACCGACCAAGTGTTTTTCTTTATCATCTAATTTTTCTTTCCAATCTTTTATATCACTCTGCATTGAGATTTCAGTGTGTAACCAAAATGCTTGAGCTTGTTTTAGCCAACCTTCTGTGTAGTACTCAGGGTACTCAAAAGGTTTGTAAGCTACTCTTTCATCAAATAATCCCATCTATATTTATTATATGTTGTATTGTTACTAATTCAGTCTTCCAGGCATCCATATAAGCCATCATATCTGCTTTTGTTGTTGATCTTGATATATTGCGCATGTCATCTAAAATAGAGCGCACAAACAAGTCTATTGTGTGAAACTGCGTTTCTGTATCTTGCTTCATTAATTATAAACCGTTAAAGCTAAGTCAACAAAAGGTATGTATAGCACATAAGAGGTTTGATCTGGTTCTTCATAGGTTCTTGCTCCCAGTAATATTCCAGGGTAAAACCCTACCTCAAGCGAAAAGCCTTTTATTTTATTTTTATTTTCATCCATAAACTTTTATTTTATATTGATCTTGTAATTCTACTAATTCATTGTATTTAACTTTACCTCGTATTTCCCAGCTCCATTTAACAAACTTCTCAATTTGACGCTCGGCATACTTTTGTCTAGCTATCCTTTTTGCTTCGAAAGGATTATGCTTACTGTCTCGTCGCATTCTTTTTGATTTTGTGGTTTGTATAATGTGATCCCTGGAAATTGTTCTACAATTAACCGCTTAAACAACTTCCATCGCATTGGAAAACTTTCGTTTGCTCGACCTTTGGTTTCTATGATAAAATCCTCGCCAATAAAATCAGGAGTGTATTTAATAGGAAGTATTCTTTTACAGCCTCTATTTTTGTAATCACCCTTGCCATTAGCCTGTCTTTCATAGACTTCGTTTTCAAAATGAAAACCATTAAGCAAAACAAAAGTTTCTCCTTCATATTTAGATTTTATTTTAGCTTTTTTTAAAGCCATATACATATAACGTTCTAGCCCTGAGGCAAAGTTGATACCATCATATGATACCTTCTTTGCCTGTACTGGACCTCGCTTCTTACTTTTTCTTTTATAAGGTAGTCTCTTCATAAACTTCAATGTGTTTTAAAGCTGATTCTTGAATATCTTCAGTGTAAACTTCTTTAGCTTTCTGAAGATACAATACAGCATCCATTAATTCTTCTTGCAAATGATTAAGCCAAGCAAACATATTAGATGGATCGTCTCTTAATGTTACGCCGTACTTTGCAAATCCGACGTCTGATCTAGACACAAACTTATCTACAACACGCTCAACAACTGGGTCTCTAAATTCTATTTGTTTTTTACTCATTATAGTGTAGTGCTTATTGTTCCTGATTTTACAAATGTTCCGTTAAGCATTATGCCTGTGCGATCAGCTATTTCATTGTAAGCTGATTCAATGCAGTTTTCAATTTGCATACCTTCTAACACTGCTAAGTTTGTAAGAACTACAACCATGTCACCAATAGCGTCTTTGATCTCGTACTTATCTTTATTTAACAAAGCAGCAGCTAATTCGCCGGCTTCCTCCATAAGCTTAACATACTGTGTATGTGAATTGCCTTTGTCATATATTCCACGATCTTGAGCCCAGTCTCTAATTAAAGGAAAGTAATTAGTTAAATTAACTTGCTTTGGCGGATTATGATCTTTATTAAAAAATGCTTCATAAAAAGCCTTGTTGTAAATGTAGCTTCGGTTGTTATTAAACATTGAAGTTCTAGCATTAGCCATTATCCAAGGTATGTTTTCTTTAGTTATTTCAAACTTACCGTTAGATGTTTCCCAGCTTAAGTCTAAATTGTCCATTAATCTACCTTTCAGTTTATCTAATGGACATGGGAATGTTGAGGTCTGCTCTGTAGCGTTTATTTTCATTTGTTTGTTTTTATTAATTAAATTTGTATAAGATTGTCGGTCGACTTTATAGCCGTAAGACTTTTGAAGTTCTAACTCCATAGCTGACACATAATTGATGTCATCACTAGTAAGTAGAACTTCGTATTCGTCTGGTGCATAACCTTGTTGCACTGTAACTCTTTTATTAAGATTACGTGTAACGCCGATTTTTTTACCAGGAATGTGATAAATGTTGTACATAATTGTTTTTATTTACCAACACTTAGCTCTGCCTTAATTGCAGGATAAGGATTGTAGTTAATTAATTTAATTGTATCAGCTGTAGGTATATGAACAGCTCCTCCAAGCCAAATTCCATCTTTAAGCTCTAACTTAGGCAATGCTCGCTTAGGTCTATCTAAATATACTTCAGCTTGTTTCAAATGATTGTTATATAAGTGGCAATCTCCAAGTTGCCCAATTAATTGACCAGGAATTAGATCAGAACCTTTAGCTAACATTTCTAATAGCAAGCCATACATTGCAATGTCGTAAGGTAAGCCTAAAAAAACATCAGCAGATCGCTGTTGCCACATAAGATCCATAACGCCATTGTTAATATAAACTTGAAAAGCATAATGACACGGAGGTAAAACCATATCCTTCATTTCATGTGGAGCCCACGCGCTAACCATAAGACGTCTAGAGTCTGGATTAGTATTAATGCTATACACAAGTTCTTTGAGCTGATCTACGCCGCTAAAATCGCGCCATTGTTTTCCGTACACAGGACCTAATGTTTCATCTGTTCTACCTGAACGTTCGTAGTCTGGCCTCCAATACTTGACTCCGTTGTCTTCTAAGTATTTTAAATCTGTTCTACCTTGTAATATCCAAAGCAACTCTGTTCTTGCTGCATTAAAGCTTATCTTCTTTCCTGTAAGTATAGGGAAGCCCAATGACATATCGTGTCTAATCGTTCTTCCGAAGACAGACTTCGTCCCTGTGCCTGTTCGATCTTCTTTATCCAATCCTCTGTCGAGTATTTCTGATATAAGTCTTTTGTATTCATTTTCTATGTTTGTCATAATAGTATTTACAATATTCAAATATTTTTTTCCATATTTCTGTTTTGCCATATGTTTCTGGGCTGGTATGTGTCTTGTCTTTATTCTTTATATCAATATACCATTGGGTTGGTGAATAAGCTTTAGGCGATATTGCTATTTGATTTCTAACGCACCATCTATAAGCTTCCCAATCGTTTACATCATGACCAGGCTCACCCATATTGATTTGCCCTTTCTTAGCCTTTGATCCACTACCCATCTATTCCCAAGGCATTGCGTCAGCGCTTACATCTAAAGGCTCATGAGGTATGAAGCAACCAGACTTTGGTTCCCATTTGAAATGAGCTTCAGCTTGGTTAGTACCTAAGTTTTGAAACTTAACCTTTAGCACTTTAGCTTTGACAGTATTATCATCATAGTTTCTATGAACTAATATACCGTGATAAGATGCGTCATACCATTCACCACCACCTTTGATTGAGTACATTGTAGGTTCTTCAATTTGACCGTTTTGATTTTTGTACATTTTAGTAGGGTGAGCTACAATAAACACTAGTACATCATACTTTTTAGCAAAGATTTCAATCTTGCTTAAGTACTCCATAGTATATCTATTTACATCTTCAGTCTTAGCATCTACATCTCTAACCTTGTTAAAAGGATCAATAACTAAACATTTAATACCTTTGCGCTTAACAAGCTCAGCTCCCTTACGCAATACCGATTCTAAAGTGTAGCGTTCCATATCAATATGAAAGTAATTACTATTACAATGGTCTGCTACCTGATTCCATCTGTCGCTTCCAATATCATCGCGGGTTGGCATACCTTCCCAGGTTTTACGCATTAACTTATGAGCGTGTAAATAAGTCGGTTGATTCTCTGGCGACGCAAAAGCTGTTTTCCATCCGTAGTTATTATTATATCCGACAACCATCTGATCGACGAAATCACTCTTACCGGAACTAGGAATACCAGTAACAGTAATGAATTGACCAGTGTAAGTTG